TGTAATACGCTCAGTTTTTCTAGCAGGCAGTCGATAAGGATCTTTTTCATCCGCACAACCACGAGTACATACTTTTAAGCCAGGGAAGTTAGGGTCTGGCATTGCCTCAATAATAGGGCGCTTAAGACGACACCGATCACATATAAAAATTGCTATAAGTGCATTGCCACGAGTATCAAGAAATTTGGGCATTGCTCACCACCTTTGAAACAAATCCAATTGAGCAATCAACCGCTTGCATGATGTCGCTATATTTTTTTCCCTCAGCCCTCATGGCTAATATTTTTTCGGTTTTTTTAGAAGATTTCAGCCGCACTGCCGCAACGCTTGCTTCTTGTGCTTTGGCGCGGTTTTTTGATATTTTTGAGGCGTATTCGTGATCTGTAGCAAACCGTTCTTTGAACTTTTCTCCAGCCTCGGATTGATAACCTTCTACTCTGTGTTTTGTGGCTTCAGAACGAACTTTATGCATGTACGCATCAAAAGACGGGTCGGCAATACGCTTTTGCTTGATAGATTTCTCTCTTTCAATGAAAGCGTAGCGTCGTGCAATTTCAAACAGTCTGCTGTTGCAGTATCTGTTTTTTCCGCCTTTCATGACTATTACCGCTTGCCACATGGTTCCGCCATGAATTTTAGCCAACAATACATGAGCTATAAAATGCTCACGGGCTGTCAAGGCTACAAGGTTTGAGCTATCGTCAGAACCACCTAAAGCTTTGGGCAAAATGTGGTGCCGTTCAACGTAACCGTCCGGGCACACTCTAGCCGTTGCCTTTGCAACCAAGCGTTGATATGCCAAGAAGTAATTCATTTTGTATAAACTCCAATATTCGGAGCAAAATAAATAGGCGACTTATCGCGCTCTTCATTTTCAGCCATGATGAAATACTTCTCTGCTTGCCCTTCCAAATAAGCTACTCGAGCCATATCAACGCCAGGCAAAATCATCGACATTTGATGCCCTAATAAAAACTGAATCGCTTGATTCCATCTCTGAGGTATTTCCAATTGCCCACTTAATGAGCCAACATCATCAATTTGACGTGAATACCACACAGTCATCTGCACAAAAGCATTCGACGGAGTAGGCCACAAAGTGATCTTTGGCTGCGGAATTTGCCGGTTAAACCAGAATTGATAAGGTTGATTAGCAGGAAAGTTCTTGTTTGGCAGGTTCGTGTAGTCGTCACGATTTAACCTAGCCATCGTAATTTCAGTTGAATTTGTTCCTAAATACCACTCATAGAGCGCCAATGTAGTGCCGCCATAAGCCTGAATTCTGTAATAAGCGACGTTTGCACCTGGGTCAATATCTTGAAAAATCCACTGTCCATCCGTTACCGTAACATTAGCTGCGGTATATAAAGTAGTCCAAGTCGTACCATCTGTGGATGATTGCAAATAATAATTCCATACCGCAGATCCACCACCAGATACATACGGCATGATGCCTATAGATCCAATGTACTGAGTATTGTTTGCACCGTAATTGACAACAAAGTTGCCATTTGCCGAACCCTGTTGGCAATACGTTGATGTGTTGCCATCGTAAATGTTGGCTGTCACACCGCCTGCGCTAGATGTATAAGCACCTACAGGGCGCGTCATAGTGCGGTATAGCGCGTTTAAAACGTCTACCCCACCCAAAGGTAGGTCATATTGATATTTGTTTGGCTGAAGACCGTATACGACCTTATTGATAGCCCAGTAATTAATACCCTGATTGATTAGGTTGCTAAGTACGAAAAATAAGGCTTGCTTAGAGGCAATTATTTGTTCAAGGGTGAGCTCTTCCGCAAGCTTGCCCGACAGACGAGCACCTTGATCAATGAAATTCTGTACGGTAACTACTGTGGTTCCGACAGTGCCGCTGTAAGCCATTTTGTTCCTTTACCAACAATTTTTGTGTTTAGGGTTTTTTTCGTGAGTTGACATTTTAGTAGTCTTAAACGAGCCACCTTTTTTCATGGTCAAATCAAAATCATCAGGATAAGGAGCGGGTGTGTTATTTTGTACAGGCTTAGATGTAGATGTAGGAATAAGATTTTTTTCCTTAGAATAATACGGAGTAATCTTAGGCGTTGACCCAGACGTATTCCTAGGTTGGTTAGAAGTTATTTTTTTTATAAAATCCAAATCATCTACAGGTGTGTTTGTAGTGCCGGTTGGAGGCATAGGCATAGTAGGCATAGGATCTGAAACAGAACCCATTTTAGGCATAGTAGGTGGCGTACGTCCGTAAGAAGCACTGCTCATTCCGTTAAACAATTTAGGCGCAGGTAACGTACGTCCGTAAGAAGCACCGCTAAGCCCGTTAACCTCTTTAGGCGCAGGTTTATTCGTAGACAGTATAGGTTTTGGTATTGGTTTTGATGGAGGTGTCATAATATTTTTCCTTTACCAGCAATTTTTGTGTTTGGAATTACGAGTCTCTGCAGTATTTACCTTGCAATCTTTTAGGCTAATCTTGCCGCCTTTTTTATAGCGACTTGCCTCTTCTTTCATCCTGCGAGCTTGAAATATTTTGTCAAGATCAGGGCCACGCATTCTTTTTAATTCTCTTTCTTTCGCTTCAGCATCTAGCTGTTTGCCTCTTTCTGTTCCTGCTATGCGCTGAAAATCGTCAGAAACTGCTTTAGTGCCTTCAGAGACGACATCTTTCATACCTTTAACAAAGTCAGAGTTGGCTAAATCTTTAGCTTTACCTTTGACGTAATCAAAAGCCTCACCAAGAGCCTTGCGGGGCGCTTCGTTATCTATTCTTTCTTGTTCTTTCTCGCGCAGATATCCAGCGTATTCATCTCTGTTAAGCTTGTCTTGACGAGCATTCTTTGCGTAATTATCTTCTGCCATGATTTTATCCTTTACCAGCCGGGGCATTTCCACCGCTTCAGCGATGCTTTTGCCCTTGGAGCATCACCACTTGAATGTTCAACTACCCCAGACATTCTCGCGCAAAAACTATCTTTACGCGACCCACCTTGAGGTTGTGGAGCCTTTAAATGACTTCCTGTCTCTTTGTTGTACTTAGCCCTACCTTTGGCAGTCAGACCAGCGCCTTGCTTGGTTGATAGCTTCTCACCACGTCCTACAGCCAAACTAACACCGCCTTCTTTCATCTTAGCAGTCTTAGCTGATTGTTTGAACGCATCAGCCGTTGGCGCACCTTTGCTGCCTACCTTACGCATCTTCTCACCAGAGCCGTGAGCTATTCTCTCTTGCTTTGCGTGAATATTGGCATAAAGGCCGCCATTTTTAAATTTCTTACCCTCATCAGCCTCTACAAATTCTTTGCCTACTTTTTGAGGTACGCCGCCATACCCATCCTTAGTGTGGGCGGCAGCTTCCATCAAATTATGTTGAGCTTTAGATTTACTTGGCATGATTAGTCAGGGTTTTTAATTATCACAACGCTGAAGTTTGCAGAAACACTGGAAGAAGTTGTTGCGCTTGCGCGAACTTCTAAATCAGTTTTTTCAGTAAAACTTAATGGGTAATTCAAAGGAATAGCAAAAGCGCCGCCGTTTGCACAACGACCTTGTAAGGTATTGTCAAAGACACCGCCAACAGGTCTGTTATATAAACCAATGTTTGTAAACGCATTAGCCGTAGTGCAACCAGTTGCAACTAAAAAATCAAAAATATAACCAGTATATCCAGCAGGAATAGTGTAAATACAAGCAGTTGAACCTCCATTTGCACTGTAAACACCATACACAGTAGCAGGAACACCTGAAGTTACCGTTCCTACTCCTGCGTAAATAGTTCCAGCAGCTTGACCACCAGAACCTGCCGTATTAACCATTAAATGGAACACACGCAAATAAGAATTTGTTGTATTGACAGCCGTTTGACCACTCAACGAAACTGTTTCGCTAATTTGGTTATAACTCCCATCAAGCCCAAATATCGTAGCAGTTCTTGCCCCCGTTCCAGCCGAAGTGTCATTTGCGTCTGAACTAGAAATTTTTATAACAGTTGCACTTGCAGGGTACACATAAATCGTACTCTCTGTCCATATGGTTTCATATGAAGTACCTACAGCACCGTTATATCCAGACACCAAAGTTTGTGAGTGCCCGTCTACTTGACCACGCGCAACTTGCAAATCAAAAGGCTCAAACGCACCCTGACGAGTGGCAGAAGAATAAGTTCCCATATCAATCCTTAATTAAAAGTAGGGGAGCCGAAGCCCCCCTGACTTATTTTACTTTGCCACCACGCTTAAAGGTGCCTGATTGCAAGCTGTTTGCCACAGGGCGGCTGACGAAGTGCTTAGGCATTTTTACTGCCTTGCCATCATCAACTACATTACCCCCCGTGGCGTAGGCTTTTTTTGAGGCATGACCTCCACGCTTGTAACCACCTGCGTTTGACTCTTCTACTTCACCAGTTGAAGTGCCTGTAACGCCTTTTTTAGCCGTGTTAGCAGGACGATTTTCCCAATCGCCGCCCTCAATAGTTCCACCTTTTTTGTAGCCACCAGCATTGGAAACTTTAATACCACCTGTTCCATTAGCTTTATCTTTTGTGGCTGTGTGCATCACGGTTTTATAGTAATCCTTACCGCCTTTGTTGGAGTCAGCAGGAATAGCTCCACCAGTAGCGTAACCGCCTGGCTTGCCTTCTGTAACTTCACCAGTGCCGTGTGCTCTGTCAGTCTTGTCACCGTCATGCATTTTGGTCTTTGCAAATTTCTTTGCATTGCCCTCAATTGTGCCGCCCATAGCTTTTTTATGAGCTTTTGACATAGGCATAGACTCATGATGATGGAGTTCTTTCTCTAGCTTCTTGATTGCTTTGCTATCAGCCGAACCACCTTTTTTCATGCCTGTCAAAGCTTTACGCACTTGCATAGCACGAGCATTACGCTCTTCAGGAGTCATTTGATCCAAAGCATTCTGACCCATTGCAGCCATAGGAGCAGCTGAAGGGGCAGCCATAGGCATTGCGCCACCCATATCTTTATGAACTATCTTGCCACCCTTCTTGTGCTGGTTCGGGTTCATTGCTTTAACGCGAGCCATCATAGAAGGCTTTTTAGGAGCTTTGCCAGACTCTGACTCAAACTCAGCGTGAATACCACCATTAGCGTGGTGCATAACTTTATGACCGTGCTCTTCGTGCTCTTTATGATGTTTATGATGAACGCCGCCACCCTTTTTAAGCTTTAGGATGACTTTTGGCTCGTCGGTCATCATTTTGACCATTGGTTTAAATTGACCCATGACTGTCTCCTATTAAGCTTGCGTTACGCCGAGAGCACCAACGCGAGTAGCGTTCGGGCCAACTGCGATACCAGGCAACAAAATTCCCATTACTGTACGAACGATACCGTCCGAAGCAGTAGCAGGTACATAAGTGCCGCGAACGTCACCAGTAGTGGTCGTAGCAGTTGCAGTATCTGCCGCTACAAATGTACCTGCATCTTGAGCTAATGTGCTGTTGCTCTTAACGCTTGCAATGTAAGCCACGTTAAATACACGAACTGGAATACCAAGGATGTCAGTTGTACCGATTGCAATTGTTGCGCCCAAAGCACCTGATATTGTTGCCGTTGCAACTTGGTAAAAAGCTTTCTTACCTTTAACTGTAGTTGACTGAACTGTGCCTGTAGCAATTACTTCGCTCATTGGCTGACCATAATAGTCATAACCAGTAATAGTCACGTTACGGTTAGTCAAAGTACCAGTGCCCGACACAATGCTTACTGCGCGTGGGCAATCAAGTTGAATAACAGTCACGCCGTCTTGACGAACAATAGACTTTGTAGATGTACCAGCAGTCAACGCAATAGTTGCTGACGTTGTTTGTGCGGCAGCAATGTTATTAGCTACCAATGCTTGTGGAATAATGTCCCAAACGTAGATACGGCCTAGTGGGCCAATACCTAAGTCCATTGGGGATGGATTATCAAAATTAATGTTGCCATGCAGAGTCAACGCTGTTGTATTAGCGACGTTGATTGCTTGGTTTAATGTATATGTACCTGTACCGCCATTACCTGTACCAAACGCAGTAATGTAGGTGCCATCGGTAACGCTTGTACCGTCAACATACATACCAACAATAATCGGCGCACCTTGATTTAGCGCAGTAACTGTCAGGGTTGTTGACGAAGAACCACCTGTACCACCTGTTGCAGTAGTCGTGTATGAGCGAATACCTGTGCCCATATAAGTTTGTGCTGGGCCTAAGAATAGGTCGTCTGAAAACTGAGGCATTGTCTTCTCCTTGAAAAGCTAGACAAATTATTTTAAATGGGGTCGGTTTTTAGGCCGACCCCGTCTTTATTACAGACCAGGCGTACCGTAAGCGCAACGTGGGTCAGTAAAGCCCACTGCGTAACGCTCTGTAGCCTTATAACGCATTGTGTCAGTCTCGAAGTCACCTTCCATAGTCTTCTCCAGACGACGACGCATCAGAAGCTTAAAGCCTTCTGGAGCATCAGTCTGAACCCACCATGCTGTCGATGAAGTCAAGCGTGACAATACTGCAGCGCCTTCGTCCAGCAAACCAATCGATTTGATTGGGTTGATGTCGTTGTTAGCGTTACCAGTACGCAACACAGATTTCAACAGAACTTCAGCTTGGAAAATGTTGCCTGGAGCCACGATCAGTTGACGTGGAACCAAACGAATCTTCTTACCGTTGTTGTCAACAGCTTGACGAATCTGAATCAACATCTGCTCAAGCGATGTTTGCGACAGAACGGCTGCTGTAGCCAATTGGTTGCTGAATGTGCCGTTAACGATAGGATGTGCTGTGTTAATCAGCGAAACGCCATCACCACCAGGGTAAGCACTGTTGAACGCAGTGTTAAGGATGTTTGCCGACAACAATTCTTTGGTTTCAACCAAAGATTGTGCCAAGTGGCGTGCATACACTTGACCGATACGGATATGGTCGCCGTCCTCAACGAGAACCTTGGTCAAAGCGAAGGCCAAGCCATACACTTTGTAGAGGTAACGCTGGAGGTACAACACACCACCCTGTTGATAGGTCACTGGTGTGCCATCAGGGAGTTGTGGTGCTGCGCCAAAGCCATACAGAACTGGCTCTTCGTGATAGTTACGAGGAATACCATCTTCCTCACGGAAAACGCGTGACCATTCGTCAGCACGTTGATCATAAACACCGTCGAAACATTCGTTGAGAATTGGCTCAACAATCGAACGGAAGTCGGTACTACGCATTGGGGCGGCCATTATTTAGCTCCTTATGCTATAGCAGTAACAGAACCGAAGAACTGTGACTGTGCGTTAACGACACGAACAACAGTGTAGGAATCACCCCACGCATTGTCCACATATGGTGCTAAATCAACGACGCGCATTTGACCCTGAGTACCGTTACCAGCAGCAGTTGCAGAGCCTAAAGTAGCTTGCGATAGGCCAGTAGTAGTAGAGCCAGAAGTTACGTTGGTGAAGTTGTATTCATTGCCGATAGTAGTCTGAGCCATTGAACCGTCAGCTTGAATTTCATAAACGATGTTTTGATCGTTGTAGAAATAAGCAACAACAGAACCAGTTGTTACTGCTGTGTTTGCAGGCCAATAGTTAGACACACGACGACGACCAGTTGTATCAGTCCACTCAACACCAGCGAAAGCGCCAGACCACGCTACTGCGGAGCCCGATGCTGGGTTGGTTGTCAAAGGAATGATTACGCCATTAGATGCTGAATAAGCTACTGGCTGACCCTTCAAAATATTGTTGGTATAGCCAGAAGTAATGCCGTTTGCCAACGCCTGAGCGCGATCCAGACCAGAAGGGTGGAACGCAGGACGCAAGCCAAACGGAGCTGATGTGCTAGACATATCTATCTCCTAAATTGTTAGCCTGAAAATACAGGCATTTTGCTTGGTTGGTTATCAAAATCGCCCATGCCTTCACCTTCAACTTGTACAAGTCGCCTGCCGTTACTGTCTCTGGCTCCTTGGAGATTTTCCATTTGCACACGAACTTTGTCTGCTTCCTCACGAGGTTTATCGTGGTGAAACGTCGTCATGACTTCTTGGAAAATGTCCATTGGTAATTTGAACAATAACATTTCATTGCAACTGATATACCCAACATGTTCGCCATCTTTGACTCGGTAGTCTTCATATCCAGGCAACTCTTCCGACTTAACGGGTACGTAACCTAAACGAATCCTACGATCAATGGTGTCGTAAGTGTTAGTTGTTGAAAGCCAGCATAAGTGCCACCCTTGCATCTCGGGTAACTTAGGCAATGCTGATTGCGTCCACTCCTCGCTCCACATGCGATTACGTTCCTGCGTAGAAATGAACTTTTCATCTGCTGCTTTATGATTCGCCTCCCCGTTATTGCGGTCTTGACGTCCATTAGCATTCAGTGATTTTTTGAGACGTGATTCCATTATGTTTTCCCCTCGGATTAGCTGTTACGGTTGGATCGATCATAAGCAATAAATTGCCTAATCATCTTTGCCTTACGCTCTGGATTGTCCCAAGCACCTGCCTCTTTCATAGCTCGCACCCTATCAGGTGAAAGTACGAATTGAGAGCGGTTAGACCCTCCATAAGCGGCTGATGCTTCTCGTCCTGAGCTACCCACAACATTCCTTGGTCGTCTGACATGTCGGGAATCTTCGTCATTACCACTATTGTACCTATGAGGTAATTCTTTTTGCAAACGGCTATCTAATTCATCCCAATAATCCGGATCTGTAGGATCCCAACCCTGAGCTGCCATTAGTTCATCCATCTTCTTGGCTACCCGACTATCACTATCATTACTGCCTGGGCTATACCAAGAATTACGACGCATCCATGCCTGTGCATTCTGCTTAACTACAGGATCCTGATCATTGTTTTGCTGCGGCTTTCGCAACTCTTGATCAGCCTGATGACGCATATTGCCAAGTTTACGAATTTCGTCGTTTGCCTGATGCAACATCTCTTGCGCTTCCACCATACCCTGACCATCTTGGTTTTGGGTGGCCTCAGCAATTTTCATTTTGGCGTACTCAAGCCTTGTTTGAGCATCCTCAATGTGTTTGTCAATCCGAATTAAGCCTTCAGTCTTCGTATTGCGCTCTAATTGCTCAAGACGCTGCTTAAATGCCTCATTTTCACGCTGTAATTGCGTTAAACGAGCATCTTTTTCCTGATTTGTCTTGCGAATTAGGTCTTTTTTAGCTCTACGACGGTTACGTTTCGCATCTCTAAGCTCCGCGTCATCGTCTGGGTGGTCATCATCAGCAGGATCGCTAACGGAACCACCATCTTTAGCTAACTCAAACCCGTTTTGCTCATCAGATTGCTCTGGAATAAGCATTTTTGAGTCAACTTGAACCACCGCAGAACCATCATCCGATTCAATCGCATCTAGTTGTGCATCTTTTTGGTCTAAATCAGCCATACAACCTCCTTAAACGTAGGCTTTGAACGATAACGGATCATCTGTGATCGCAGATATCAGTTCGTGGTCGTTGCAAGTCATGAATAAAACAGGGTCTTTGTCATCTTCGCCGGGCACTACTCGCTCCCAACGATCTCCACCCCATCTAGGAACACGAACAAAGTCGCCTATCTCAGCCCATGAGCCCTCAGCCCACGGTTGCATAGTGTCTCGATTCTTAAACGCCAATGGGCCAACAGCCACGACCTTGCCGATCATGTTGTTCCACTTCTCGTTTTCCTTGGTTTCATCCACGATGATGATGCGGCCTGCAGTCTTCTTAATACGACGCAGTTGCACTGTCACTCGACCGCCAAAAGGACGTTGTCCTGGCTTAACTTCAGGGAACGCCCAAGCCATTTCTTCTGGATTGGACGTACCCTCTTGTCCCTCAATTACAGGGATTGGCTGTGTATCACTCATACTTTTCCTCTAACACCATATCTCAGGTGCATTAACGTACTTTTCAGTACTTGGTTAGTCTTGGTTCTTCTCTTCATCCAACATATTGTCAATCATGTCCATGACCGATTGCAGGCCTTGGTGCTCACCAACCATACGTTGATACGATTCCCAGTTCATCGGCATTCCACCTGCTAAAGAAAGCTGAATCTCTGCTTGTCTTACTTTGATACGATGAATTAACTGCTCAATCATTTTTGCTTCTTGAGACTCGCTAAACCACCAGACGGTTTACCTGTGTTTTTTACAGGTGTTGGTGCTCCTTTGGCTTTCAATGATGTGCCGTCAAGCTTTGCACCCATTGCTAGGCGTGCGTGATAGTTCACGTTTTCGCCCATTTGCTCCTTATCAGATGTTCCCATTTGGTACTCCTTGTGGTTGTGGCGGCATCATTTCTGGTGCCTGTGGTTGCGCAGGTGCCCCCTGTATCTGTGGAGGAGGCGACTGCGTTTGAGCAGTAACGACATGCTGTATCGTTTGGTGCGTCAACTTTGCATTCTCAATCTCAACTTTCGTCTGATTATTGAGCTGCGTTTTCTGTAAATCAGCCGATAATTTAGCTTGTACAGCCTGCATATCAGCTTGATCTTTCTTAGTCTTGCGCTCTGTCTCAGCCATGCTAGTGTCTTTAACCACTTGTGCATCAGGCGGTAACTGCGGAGGCGTGTTCTGTTTCTCTTTAGCCATATCAATCAACTTCTGAATTGACGGCATAAACTCACCAAACACTTCGCCCGTATCAATCATTACGTGACCACCAACCGCTGCGTACAACTTGTCAACTTCAGGCGTGTACTTAGGATCTTCGTAATCATCAATAGGTTTACCCATCGACTGCTCAACGTAGCCATTCGACCGGTTCAGATACCAAAGGGTCATGTGCTGCTTAATGTGCTCAATTAAATGATTCAGATAATCAGGATCAGCAAATGGCGACTGACCCAAGAATGGATTCATTGCAAACTGCAAGTGATCCTGAATGTGGGCAATGTGATCCTGCTGGATATACGCATACGAAGGCTGACCAATTAACATTGCCGCATTCTCATCCGCAGAAGTGCGCTGCTCAGGTGACGGAGTATCTTTCAATATCTCATTAATATTCGGCACCTTCATCTGCTTTAAGACTCGCTCAAGAACCTTGTTAACTCTAAACTCTTCAGGGTGCTTTTCAGCTAAGGAAAGTATCGCCTGATTCTGAGCCATCCTTTGGGTCTCAGAGAATATGTGCGGATCAGATACAGGAGTGATGTCCGTATTCTTAGCAAAGTCTTCTCGCGTTACCTCTAGATCAGTAACGATGTCGGACTTCTGCATATCGTCAAAGTGCCAACGATTTAACCGGCAGAGAATCTTTAATACGCGCTTTTGCGACTCATGCAAGCGTGCATGGATCGATGAGTAAACTTGTGCGCCTTGCTCAATTAAAGCCTGCGTAGTGCCCACAGGAGCGTTCGCAGTAACGTCAGCTATCTTCTCCTCAGCCGTAGTCAATACTGACCTTGTAGCCTTATCTAAGAAGCCCAATAGCTCAAACAATACTTGGCTCGGTGGGTTGAACGGCATAGGCATAGCGATCTGCCTAATGTCTTGCACACCAGGCGCACCTTCGATCTCCACAATCTGCGTCACGTCAACCTGCTGGCTTTGACCGCTGAGCTTAGCTCCCTTCAACTTCAGCATTGTCGCCGCATTGTTGATGTGTGCAGAGTCAAGCAGAGCACGCAAGCTACCTGTCAGCGCAGCCGATAAGCCACCAATCAATTGCGGTAAACCAATAGCGTAAGCACCACGCCAAGGGATAAACTTGAACTCCACAATCCAATCCAAC